CGGGCGACTATCTCTCCGAAGTCCGATGCATCTGGAAGCGTGGGGCGTCAACTGGCGCACAGTACGTGCAAGTGCGCTTCCCGTCGGGGCTTTGCACCAAGTACGACATCACCGGACAGGACGGGGCCGAGGTCGCGATTGCGATTGAGATTGAGGCGCGACTGGACCCCACCGTGTCGGGCTTCAGCAACATCGGGTCCGCGCCGTTCCGCATCGAATACCTCACCTCTGTCTAACGGATAAATGCCGACTATCAATCTGGACGATCTGGTTAACCCTTCACGCCTACCGCGTGTCACCATCTTCGGGCGTGAGATTGTGGTCAAGCCGCTGACGGGAGCCGCCGCGCATAAGGTTGCGGCGGTTGCCGCCTCCGGTGATGCAGGGGAAGGGATGCTCGCCGCGTTGCTGGATGTGGTGCGCGGGTCGTGTCCTGACCTGAAGGAGAAGGAAATCAATGCCTTGACGGTGGATCAGATTGCGGCGCTCGTGCAGTTGAGCCGGAATCAAGTGACCGAGGTTGAGGCGATGTTAGCGGAGCGGTCGGAAAAAAACTGACCGAGGCGACGGGCAGTTCTGCCGTCGCCGTCACGATGGATGCGGAGCAGTTTGTTCGGCGGGTGATTGTGGAAGTATCGCGGGCAACGGGGCAACCCGTCCGCGTGGTAGCGGGGGAAGCGTTTGCGGTGACTTTGTGGACATGGGCCGAGTTGCGGCAGATGCATCGTGAGGCGGTCGTGGAGCGGATGGGCGAACGGACGGATATGGCGGGTCAGGTGGCGATTGCGTTCCATCAGCCACAGGACTTGCAGAAGATGGAGATGCGGTACTTGAAGGCGGCGGGGCAGTTCTCGAAGATGATGGAATCGACGAAGGCACGACTGACACGAATAGCGGCAGAGGCGGCAAAGGCCAAGCCCATACCGGAGGCGTAAGCGATGGAAGTCTTTGGGCTTGGTCTGAAAATCAAAGAGGAAGGCGCGGCAACGGTTGAAGCCAGCATCAAGCGCCTCGGAGCCGAGCTTGCCAAGACTGTCTTGACGGTTGGTGCGGTGACTGGTGCCTTCAAGAAACTGGTCACAGAAACCGCAGAATCCCAGCGCGTTCAGACACAATTGCAAACGGTTCTCCGCTCAACCAATGGCGTGAGCGGACAGACCATCCAATCGCTCAATGCTCAAGCGGAAGCGTTGATGCGCGTGTCGGCCTTTGGCGATGAGGCCATCGGATCGGCACAGGCGCTCTTGCTCCGCTTCACGAATATCCGTGATGTCTTTGCGGAGACGGTGCAAGTGACGTTGGATTTAGGTCAGGCAATGGAAGGTGATTTGCGTGGAGCCGCGCAGTTGCTTGGCAAGGCACTCAACGATCCCGAGCGTGGTCTACGTGCTTTGCGAGCGGCTGGCGTCACCTTTACTGACGATCAAGAAGAGCTTATCAAGCGGCTGGTAGCGACAAACGATTTGCTCGGCGCACAGCGCGTTATCCTTGCACAAACCCGCGTTGCCGTTGAGGGACAGGCCGAGGCATATCGCAACACGCTCGGCGGTGCATTGGCGGCATTGGGCGAGCAGTTTGGGAACTTGTTTGAGGCAAGCAACGAGACCGGAGCCACGATGGTACAAGCCATCAACGGCTTCACGAATGTGCTAATCAAAGCCCAGCCGCTTATCACCGGCGTGATTTCTGGTATCATCAAGTTGGTGGTAGCGTTAGGAACCACCTTTACGGTCATTGGCACCGCCATCATCCGAATCGTGATGGGTATTGGCACGGTCATCGTCAATATGATATTGACGCCGTTGTCATTGATACCCGGCCTGTCTGGTCCGATTGTCAGCTTTCTTGACACGCTCAACACAAAAGCCGCCGCCGCGGATCAAATGATGGCGGCATTTCAAGTCACGCTGAAGTCATGGCGTGGCGAAGTGTTGGCTGGTACGAATGCCGCCGAGCAATTCAACAACGCGCTAGGTGGTGGAGAAGGCGGTGCCGCTGGTGGTGGAATGGGAGCGCGTCGTGCGCCGACTGCCGCAGAGCTTGGCGAACGGACTGGCACGACAGCATTTACGCGAGAGCAGTTTGGGCCGGGTCGTGATCGCCGCGCCGAGTTGATTCGTGGGATGATTCCGCAGTTTGGCGCGATTGCGATTAGCGAAGCCGATGCGCTTGCCGTTCAGTTGCAGACCACGTTCCAAGAGACCATCGGTAATGCGCTGGTCGGTGGCATCGTCGGTGGCATTGAGCAAGCGGTGGCGTCTGGCAATATCGGACAAGGGTTCAAGGCGTTGACCTCGATGCTCTTGGCTGGCATCGGAGACGCGATGATCAAGTTCGGCACCAGCACTGCCGCGTTCGCACAGTTCATGGCGAAGATTCAGGCCGCGCTTGCAACCCTCAACCCTGCCGCTGGCCTTGCCGCCTCGCTTGCCTTGATTGGCGTCGGTGCGGCCTTGAAGGGTGCGGCTCGCGGGATGTTCGGTGGGCAGGGCGGTGGGTCGGCTGGGAGCATCAGTAGCTTTGGCGGCAACCTCGGTGGGTTCGCGAGCAATCTGCCGACCCAGCAAATCATCTTCGGGCAGACCTCGGCTACGACGGCGGCGGGCATGACGCCGCGTCAGTCGGTCAACGTCACGGTCATCGGCCCGAACGATCCCGCCGCCCAGCGGTCAATTCAGGAGCTTATCACGAAGGCCAATAGCCGTGGGAGGATTGGCTGATGGCAACGATTGTATTCAACGACGGCGGTGGGTCGGTCACTCTTGACAACGGCACGACCGCTATCAGCAATGGCGTCGGCTCGCGGTTTGCAGATTGGGTGCCATTCCAGCGTCCGATTGGCCCTCGTGTGACCGCGATTGGCACGGGCGTTCCGTACCAGTTCCGGTTCCGCACGGACTACGGGGCCAGCTTCAGCATGACCGATATCCCGAACACCAAGATGTCGGATATGCTCCGGTGTCAGGCGTGGCTCCTGAACGGCAATGCCGTGACGGTCAATACGGGAGATGCGTCAAGCCGATCCTACGCCACGTGCTATCTTGCGCCAGATGGGGACATCACCATCACCTTGCAAGACAAGAACCTGTTGCTGTATTCGATGTCGTTTGTGTTGATTAACGGAGCCGCATCGCCGTCCTCGATGCTCTGCATTTACGACTGATGCCTGACCGCTACTACCGCCTCCGTGTACGCAATGCCGCAGACACGGCAGATGCGTTCATCTTCTCGTCCGTTCGGGGCGGGACGAACCCGTACATCATTGAGCCGCCGAGTGGCGATGGGCAAGAGGTGGACTTGCTCACCGGAGCCGTTCGCACGGGCGCGTATCAAGTGCGGGTGGCGGATGCCGATACCGGAACATTTGATCCCATCGGCACGGTACGCACCGTTACGCAATACCTGTACGATGCGGGCTTTGGCTTTCTGGCGAAGGAAGATGGGTCGGGCTACATCTTGCTTGAGAACGGGGACAACATCACGGTCTCGGCAGATTACGCCTATGCACGGCCTGACTTGCTCTCGCGCAAGGCATTTGTTGAGATGAGTACCAATGGCACCGACTGGCCTCCGGTTGGTGGTGCGGTATGGATGGCGGGGTACATCACCAACATTACGCAAGACGATGCCATCACCTACAGCTTCACGGTCAGCGATTCGCGGCGGGTGGAGCAGACGCAACAGATCTTCACGTGGTCCTCGACGGTTGAGCAGACCGAGTTTCCGCAACGCGGGTGCATTTGGGGTGGTCCGGTCATTGGGGGCTTTGGCGCACAGGTCGGTGGCACCACGACTGCGATTGACACGAATGGCTGGGAGTTTGCCTACAAGGACTTCTCCAACGGCATCGCCGTCTTTCAGTTCCAGAGTGCGGCTGTGCCGCCTGACTACAATCGCATTGCCGCCATTCCCGTTGCGTATCTCAATACGCTCTGGGGTGTGCTGAAGAACTATCTGGAGATGAACACGCCAAACAAGGCCGTGCCGAACCTGACGGTCTGGCAGGGGCTTCGGAACTTTGGCACCACCTTCTCCTTTCCGAACATTACGATTCTGATTTCAGACCCGACCAACGTAGCGAACAAGTGGCGCGGCACGTTGCGTGGGTTCTTGACGCCGACCAACGGGTTCTCGACGGGCGGAAAGTTTGTTGAGAACACGTACCTGTATGTGACGTTTGACGAGGCCAGCGTCAGCGGTGGGTCGCCTACGCCAGCGATGACGGTGGACAAGACCTATCGGGTGCGAGCGATTAGTCGCGATGTGACGCCAGAGTCGCCGCTCTATTTCGACTTCCATCCCGCTGATGTTGCGGCAAAGCTCTACAAGACGGTGAACATTCCGTACCGCGATGATGGGCTGGCGGGGTCGCTTGGCTGGATCAAGGAACGGCTTGGCCCGACGCTCCGCTTGGCGGCTCGCATCACCGAACCGCAGAACATGGCAGAGTTCTTGGAGCGAGCCATCTTTGGGCCATTTGGCTTTGCCGTTCGCACCAACAGTTCTGGTCTCAAAGAGTTTTTCATCACGCGCCGGTTGTCCTCATCGGTAAGCGTGGCGGGAATAATTACGAACAACGATTTGCGTGGCGATCAGCCGCCAGCCATTTACTCGTTGGATGAAAGCACGGCGGTCACGGGATTCAAGATTACCCAGCGATTGCTTGCGCCGTGGGTGCAGATTGAGAACACGACCGAGGTGCCGCCGCCAGACAACTTGGTGGAACAGGCGGTGCCGAAGGCGTACTCGTTTGGGGATACCACGACCTACAGCACTCGCGTGGTCGAGTATGACATTCCCGGTATGGTGCATGACGAAGGCACCTTTCAAGGAAAGATTGACGAGTTCAATCAGAGTGTCTTGGCAGATACGCAATGGCGTTTTACGCGGGGTGCGCCGATTGCCGAGGTGCAAGTCTTGGGCAGTTCGCCAGCCGCCTTGTTGCAGATTGGAGATGAGGTGGAGTTGTATGCGTCATGGTATCCGAACCGCAACTTCCGTATTGGGGAGAGTTCCGTCGGGCCGCGTGTCTTGCAGATTGTTCGTCGCGACGAAACGCCGGAAGGCCCGAACTTTAAGTTGGTGGACTCTGGCCTGATTCAACAGCCAACGCTCACTCCGAGTGTCACGATTGCGGCATCAAGCGAAGATCCGAGACGCCGTGCATCGTTTACGATTACCAATGCCGGATTGCTCAATAGTTTGGGTGATGCAAGCGTGACCGTGCAGTACGCCACCGGCTCGTCGAGTCCAACCGAGGACGGCACCCCGTTTGTCGCATACCAGACGCCAGCCGTGCCAACGACTGCCGTGCTACTGCCTCCCGTGATTCCCGCCTCGAAGGTGTGGGTGCGGGCGCGGGTAATTCAGAAGGGGCTTCGGCCTTCGCCGTGGACTACGTGGACCTCGGTGACGCTCACGAGTTGGTCGGCTCCGACCACGGTGACCACAGACTACTTGGAGAATAAGTCCACACAGTTGCTCTGGAGTATCGGGTCGAATACCGACGATCAGGTCGAGGTCTATCTTGCGCCGGGATCGGTTGCGCCGAGCGATTGGACGCCGTACCGCATCAATACGTTGTCGGCTGGCACCACACGAACCAACCTTATCAACCTGATCGCCAGCACGAACTACATCGCGGGCGTGGCGTTTCGTGATGTGATAACCAACTCGCGGTCAAGCATTGCAACAAAGACATTTACGACAACAAGCAGTTCGTATTATGTCGCAAGTGCCGATCGCCCATTTGCCAAGTTTATCAACACGGTTCGCGATGTGCGGTTCTTGAGTGGAGTGCCGATTGCGCTGTATGGTGTTCCAGATAGGCCGCTGTATTTTGAGCTACAACGTGCGCCCAATGTGGCTGGCAGTTCCGGCACCTACGCGACCATTGCGCGTATTGATGGCTTTCAGACGATGTATGTGGACCAGTTGCCGGTGGACAATACGACTTACTGGTATCGCATCAAGGCTATACAACTGCTCGTCAATGACTCGGCGTGGCTGACGATTGGTTCGACCACCGCTGGCAACGTTCCGCCTGACCTCATCATTCCTCCGCAGGTGCCGCCGACAATCAGCTACAGCATTCGGCTAACTGCGACACAGGCGATTGTCAGCTTTGACATCAACGGACAAGCTGGCGGTGTCAACAATGATGTGACTGGCGGTGGCGTGTGGAGCGGGGACTTGAGCGCGTCGCCGCTTATTTTTCCGCCTGACTACACCAGTTCGCCGGTCACGTTGGCGCGTGGCGTGGGAACGGATGCACTATTCACCATCGGCGCACGGCGCGACGGGTTTGAGGATCGAGCGTACTTTACCGTGCCAGCACAATAACCCTCCATCGAGGATTGAATGCGGCTCCACTTGTTAGGCATCCCCCACACGGTTACGACCAAAGACTTCGCGCATTGCGCCTTCACGCAGAAGTGTTACAAGTTCTCGCGCATGATGGTGCCGTTGGGGTACGAGGTCATCCACTACGGCGTCGAGGGGTCGGACTCGGGGGCCACGGAGGATGTGGTGCTGATGAGTCAGGCCGAGCATCAAAAGCTGTTGGGTCATCCGTATCACCACGACAAGACGGCCTTCTTTGGGAGCGATGCCGAGGCAGGATCGGCCTGTTACACGCAATGGAACCTGTACGCCCGCGACGAACTGAAGGCGCGAGTCCAGCCCGGCGACATCGTGCTGGCCCCGTTCGGTCACGCTCACGCCCCCGCCTTACGCGACTTGCCGAACCTCAAGGCCGGAGCCTCGGCAGTCGAATCCGGCATCGGGTATTACGACTGCCTCTTGCCGTGGCGAATCTACGAGTCCGAGGCTGTGCGGCATGGCGTGATGGCGAAGGAAGGCAGAGCGGGAGTGCATTCGTCGAGCAGTCGCTTGGAGTTTGTCGTGCCGAACAGCTACGATGTGGACGAGTGGGCTGAGGGGCAGGGCGGGGACGAGATTGTCTTTCTCGGGCGACTGACCGAAGGCAAGGGCGTCCCGCTGATTCTCGAGTTGGCTCGTCAGCGTCCGCGCATCCAGTTCAAGCTGGCTGGGCAGGGCAACATCGCGGAGTTTGGCGACCTCCCGAAAAACGTCGAGGTGGTGGGTCCGTTGACGCATGAGCGGGCGGCGTACTTGGGGAACGCTAGGGCAATCATTGCACCCTCGCACTACATTGAGCCGTTTTGCGGAACCGTGGTGGAAGCGGCCCTTTGCGGGACGCCAGCGATTACCTCGCACTTCGGGGCATTCACGGAGACCGTCGCGCAGGATCGCACGGGGTTCCGGTGCCAGACCGTCAAGCAGTATTTAGACGCGATTGACAACGTACATACGCTGAACCGCAAGGACGTTCGCGCTCGGGCCAGACGGCTGTATGGGTTGCGGTCGGTGGGCCGGGCGTATGATGCGGCGTTTCGAGTCATCAAGGAGCGCACGGACGCCGGAGCCTTTCCGGTCACCGGCTGGAACGGTTGACGAGGAAAACTCAAAATGGCTAAATTGGAAGTCATGCATATCTCTCCCGTTGCCGCCTTGATTGCCTCCGCCGCGACTGTTGGTGGGACGGTCGTGACCGAGGCGACCTCCTCGGGAATCGCCTCACCGTTCTTCGTCATCTTTGTCAACGTAATTGTCACGCTGGTCGTGAGCGTGGCGGTGCTAAAGTTCTGGATGCAACGGCTTGACCAGATGCAAGAGACGATGCGGCGGGAGATGCGAGAGGACTTGCGGGAGATTTACGGCCTCATGCGGGATACGTCGGAGCGGGTCGCCACGCTTGAAGGCGTCATCAAGCGGTGATGTTGCAGAAAATGGGTGGTCGGAAGTTCGCTCTCTCGCTGGTTGGCGTGGGGGCGATTGTCTTTTTGGCGATGTTCGGAAAGGACATCGCGGCCTTCGGGTCCATCGCCTTGATCGTCACGGCCTACTCTGGGGCCAATAGCTACATCGAGGGGCGTCATGCCACGAATCGACAGCCCGAATCACAGTAAGCGTCCTAGCCCGCCACGGGTCATCGTCCTCCACGCCACGGGGCCGGGGACTACGCGCAATGTGTTGGACTGGATGCGGCTTCCCCAAAGCAAGGTCAGCTATCACGGCGTGATTGCTCCTGACGGGACGTACTATCAAGTCGTACCTGATGACAGAGCGGCGTGGCATTGCGGAGTCAGCGAGTGGAACGGCGTCCAGAACATCAACGGCATCTCGCTGGGCCTCTCCTTTGTCAATCCGAATAACGGCGTGACGCCATTGACGCCCCAGCAGATTGCCATTGCCAAAGGCGTGATTCAGTATTGGCGGCAGAAGTTCCCGATTGAGGCCGTCACGACACACGCCGCCGTTGCGTTGCCGAAGGGTCGCAAGACCGATCCCGAGGGCGTCCCCAACTTCCGGCTCCTTGATTTCGCGTAATTGGCTTTTAGCGGCGTTTGTCGCGGGAGGGGTAGTGGGATATCAGTTAGCCCCCAAAACGGCCCCTAACGGGCAGATAGATGCCTCTACGGAGGCGGTCAAGCAGACGGTCGAACAGGCCGTTCAGCATACCCAAGTCGCCACCAGCCGCGTCAAGACCCAAGCCAAGACCATCACGCTGGCTGGCGAGCAGTTGGATTCTGTGTTGCAGGTCACAGAAAATGTTGCGCCCGAAACGTTGACGGCGGATAGCGTTGCTATGCTGTTGGATACGCTGTCAAGAACGGCGCGTTTGTATCGCTTTGAGGTCTTGCGCTATCAAGGATTTGTTGACACCTTGCTCTTGACGCATCAAGCGGAGCGGGTCGCTTTGACGTTGCAAGAAGATGCGTTGCGATCTGCTCTGCGGGACGCGGAGGATCGTGCGCGGTGTTCCACCTTCGGCATACCGTGTCCGACGCGGTGGCAAGCGTTTGCGATAGGCGTTGGTGTCGCCGCGACGATTCTGGTGCTACGTTAGGAGATGCCAGCGATGAATGCGGTGCGCGTGATTTGTCCCGATTGTGGCGGGACATCGACGGATGCCTACCACCCCGCCTGTGGGTGGTGCTTGGATCAAGGCTGGATTGACATCGACAAAGCGCCAGATGGTACGATGCCGTTGATGCACCCCGATGGTCGTGTGGTTCACGCATGGGTTCCCCCCACCCTGCCCACCTATGCCAGTTCGCGGCGATAAAACCGCATGGACCCTTCAGGAGCTTCAGCGACTCGCGGTGTTATCCGCGTCGGGTGTTTCGGCCTCGGACACCGCCAAGCGATTGAACGCGGAGTTCCACAAAGGCCAGCCGATCCGCACGGAACCGAGCGTCGTCAATCGGCGGACGAAGGCCAAGATCAAGACCAACCGCAACTATACGCAACCGCTCCCGGATGCGGTGGGGCATAGCGTCACCGAGCAAGAAGTCCAGCGGATTGAGACAGAGAAGGGCATTGAGGCGCGGGCGCACGGCGCTCGCATCAAGACCGTTGAGGACTTGCTTCAGCACATCGGTGCGGACCTGACGTGTTTTGAGGTTGCCGAGAGTCAGGCAACCAAGTACGAAGTGGCGAGTAAAGACCCTGCGACTGGCAAGGTGACGGTCACCGAACTGCATCGCGTGTTCGTCAAGCTCAAGCCGAAAGCGGGGCCGAGCGTCATTGAGGTGGTGGAAGGGATGATTCGTGGGGCCATTCAACCACGGTCGAAGATTTCCGCGCACAAACCAAAACCAAAGGCGAATGCGCTACAGGCCGTCGTCCTCGCAGATCCGCACATTGGTAAGTATGCGTGGGGGCAAGAGACGGGCTGGGAGGACTACGACATCGGCATTGCCACTCGGCTGATTCGCAACGCCGCCGCCGAACTGCTGGCGTGGGGGGACAACGAGAACGTTTCCCACAGAGCCTTGTGGATGCTTGGGGATATCTTGCACTACGACACGCCGCACGGCACCACGACCAAAGGCACCCCGCTCGACCGCGATGGGCGGGTGGACAAGATGATCGAGGAAGCCGTCGCGGTGTTGTGTGATGTGATTGAGGCGGCGGCACAGCGCGGACCGCTTGAGGTTGTGCTGGTCCCGGGCAATCACGATGCGGTCATGACGGTTGCCCTTCGGCATATCCTTTCTGCAACGTTCGCGAACGACGAACGCGTGACCATAGACGCCCGTAAGACTACCAGAAAGTATGTGTCGTTTGGAAATTGTCTCGTTGGTCTGACGCACGGCGACAAGGCGCAGAAGCGGTTAGGCGAGTTAATGGCCCTCGAAGCCAGAGAGCAATGGGGAACTGCCAAGCTCCGTGAGGTGCATCACGGGCATCGGCACTCGGACGCGATGGTGGAGACGGTCGGCGGCGTGACGATCCGCCAGCACCCGGCGCTCTGCCCACCGGACGGCTGGCATAGTGCCGAAGGATTTGTTGGCGCACCGCGAGCGATGGACAGCTACGTGTATCACGCGGACGGGTACTTGCTTGGGATGCGGCGGAGTACGGTCAGATGACAGAGCGAACCATCTGCCGTGATTGGTCCCCTATCCCGTGCGACGAGCGCAAGGCGGCTCGGGATCGCGGGGACATCTCGTATGTCTGGGGGTTGGGCTGGGTCTGGTGGAAGTCCAAGAACGTCCTCGAACCGTGGGAGCGTTGCCCGTGGTGCGACGGATTGTTGCCGACAATGGTGGGCGTAGTCAAGCACGGAATTCTGCACGGAGGCTGGGATGGCGACGAGGCGTAAGACGAACCCATTCACCAACCGCAAGGCCACGGTGTCGGTGCATCGGAACGGGCTGTCGATTGAGATTGCCGACGTTGCCGCGACGGACTCTGGCGCGGTTGCCAAAGAGTTGCTTGACATGATGCGGACGTTGGTGCAAGCAGGGTACGAGGAGTTGATGCCAGATGCCGGGGGCGCACACGGCGGGGCGTTTGGCGAAGTGCCGGACGATGATGACTTTGAGGAGTTCGTGATCCCGCCAGAGGCCAGACGGCGGCGTATCGGTTTTATGCTATAGGCTATATCAGTTTTGATATAGTGTCCGTGCCTGAAGGATAAATCGCGCAAGTGTTTGCTACACAAAGCGTTAGAACGTAAGCGAAGCGCAGACTTGCGGAACGTGGAAGAAGTGGTATCTTGGGAGTGCGCTGTGTCGTGAGAAGCATAGCGTCCGCAGAACACAAGAGACGGCCCGAACAAGTATCTCCTGCTCTAATCCTTCTACGGGGGTTGAGCCTTCTCACAGGAGAGAACGTTCGGGCCTTGTGTTTAGGTGCCAAATGTCCATTGACATTCTGGTTGGCGATTGCCGGACGCGGCTGGCGGAACTGCCGGATCAGTCCGTGCAGATGTGCGTGACGAGTCCCCCGTACTTTGGGTTACGGGACTACGGACACGACGGGCAGATTGGGCTAGAGCAGACGCCAGACGCCTTTGTCGCGGAACTGGTTTCGGTGTTTCGCGCCGTCAAGCGCGTGTTGCGGGATGACGGGACTCTGTGGCTTAACCTCGGTGACAGCTACGCCGCGATGCGGGACAGCAAAGCGACCCCTGATACATTGCGCGGAGATTCGGACGGTACGCTTGTCGAGTCAGGCAAGGCCGCGAACCGCAACCCTGCGAACCTTCGGGCGTCTGGCCTCAAGCACAAAGACTTGATTGGCATCCCGTGGCGGGTCGCGTTTGCGTTGCAAGCCGACGGCTGGTATTTGCGGCAAGACATTATCTGGCATAAGCCGAACCCGATGCCGGAAAGCGTCAAGGACCGTTGCACAAAGGCGCACGAATACATCTTCTTGCTGTCCAAGTCAGATCGCTATTACTACCATGCGGATGCGATACGTGAGCCTCATGCGGAGGTGAGCATCGAGCGCGTCAAGCGTCCATTCCATTTGTCAGAACACGTTGAAGGCCGAGCGGTCAATCAGCCGGAGGATGGCGATATGTCGCGCTTTCTGCACCCTAATGGGCGCAACCGTCGGAGCGTGTGGACCGTGCCGACCTCGCCGTACAAGGGCGCTCATTTTGCCACGTTCCCGCCTGACCTGATTGAGCCATGCATCAAGGCGGGGAGCAAGTCTGGCGATACGGTGCTGGACCCGTTTGGCGGGGCTGGCACGACTGGGCTGGTGGCGGATCGGCTCGGACGGAATGCCGTGCTATGTGAACTGAACCCGACGTATGCGGAACTTGCGGAGAACCGCATTCGGCAAGACAACTCCCTCTTTGCGGAGGTGACGCGCAAGTAATCTGACGAACCGCGGGCCTACTCTCGGTCTCCCGCGTGGTGCCTGTACCGACAGCCACCGACCAATCCTGACCGTGCGCTCATCCGTCCGTTCCATTCACAAATCCAAGCGCTCTCGGCCTAGAACTTGGTGGGGCAGACTGACACGACGAGTATGAGCGGTGTAGTGGCAGGGCGTGGAGCCGTCACACGGACACCCACCCTCGACAGCACCCCCGCTGACTACGGGACGCGACAGAGGCGGTGAGTACGGTACCTTCGGTTCGGAGTCGCGTTTCGGGGTAACTGCCCCGACATGGCTAGTCACATCCTGACGAGGCGGTATGAACGAGGCATGGGCAGAAAAGAAACGGTTGGTCTGGCAACGGGCGCACGGGATCTGCGAGAAGTGCCAGATTGCCAAAGGCGCTCACGTTCACCACTTGCGCTATGCCCAGCGGCGGGGACATGAAAAGCTCGAGTGGTTGCAACTGGTTTGCCTCAAGTGTCACGGCGAGTACCATCCGCACCACACGTTCCTGACGCTAGCCCAGCAAGCGCAACGCGCCGAAGCCAGACGGCAACGGGCAAAGGCCAGAGCGAACGTTTGTCGGCATTGTGGCGGCACATACCCGAAAGCCAAGCACAAGGCGATTTGCGTGGCGTTTGGGCTGGACAGATAGGCCCTCTTGACAAGTCAACGAGCCCATATTACCGTACATCCACGTTCCACTTCACGCCTATCGCGGAGAATGGCAATGGCAGAGACGTACAGCGAGCATTGCGGCAAGTGCGATGCAATCCGAGAGATTGAGATTTGCTGGTATCCCGCCGAGAAGGAAAGCTATAGCTCGCCCGGCTCCGACGAGGATTGGTCGTGGGGCGACACGATAAGCTGGTGCTTCTGCGACGAGACGGGCCAAGAGCTAGATGCGATGGTCGCCCGTTGCCGCAATGAGACGATGCGGACCCGCGACACGATCTACTACGGCGAGCGCTATGCCCGAGGCTACGATGACCTCTAATCACCGCGCCGGGTACGGCACCGAGGCCGACAAGATTGAGGAGCTTATCGCCTTCCTCCGCCGCTACCCCGACTGCACTCTAGCCAGCGGTCAGGCCAAGCTCTTACTCAAGCGCATCGACGAACTGGAGGCCAAGCTCAATGGCGAATAAGACCGAGGAAGTCCTAGAGTTGGTCGAGCAGTTCCGCGCTGACCTCCACGATTTACAGCGCCGGATGGACCCGCTCGTTGAGCAGTACGAGGCGATGCAACGCATCGACAGCGACGAGGACGAGCGGTTGCACAAAGCCCTCGGGATGGTCTGGTCGGCGTGGTGGGACATCACAGAGACCATTGGATACTTACGGGCGGCAGATCGTCGCCTCCGCGACGGGGACGGCATCCCCGCAGACATCGAGCAGGAGAGGTAGCAGATGGCAATTATCAAGTTGCAGAACGAAGGCGACGAACACACGATGAAGGTCGCGGAGTGCAAGACCGTCGCGGGGAACTACGGTGAGCAAGTGCTGTTCTCGGACGGCACCGATACGTTGTACCTCCCGAAGCAATCGGCGGATCGTCAGTTGGAACGCCTCGGGCTGGATGAGTCCAGCGTGGTCGGGATGAACATCACCTTCAGCCGCGACCCGAACCCAAAGAAGGGAGCCAAGCCGTATTGGGGCATGAGCTACGCCGGAACGGATGCCGAAGCAAAAATGATTTCACAGCATCTCAAGACTATGCCACGCGCCGAGCCATCCAAGCCGACCGCGCCTTCCGTCAGCGTGAATGTGCAACAGCGCCGTGAAGCGATTGTGCGCGACTATCTCATGCTGTGGCAGACCGTAGCGACGGCACTTGCCACGACGGAAGCATCAGCGGTGCAAGCGGCGGTTGCTACCATCTGGATTAGCTGGAAGGACAAGGGCATCCAGCCTGACGGACTGCCGGAGATCAAGACGCCGGAAAAAGCTCCAGAGGTGAAGATGCCAGCGCCAAGCGGCAAGCGTCTCGCGCCACCGACCAATGATGCGCCGCCGGACTTCTCCAAGTTCCCGCCGCCGACCGACGATGACCTTCCTTTTGACTAACGGGGCTACGCTAGAAACGCAGGAGGTGACTCCTGTGCGTAGCCCCGAGCGACGGTTGCGAATGGACTTGCCAGAGTACGAGCTACGCAACGCTCGGGTACGAATCGCTCGCAAGCCGACCGAGTGTGTGTTCTGCCAGCACCCGATTCTCGCTGGCGATACCTACGCTCGGATTACCGAGACCAGACTGCCGGTGTGCGGTCTGCACTTTACCCTTGCCGATGTCGTGGAGGTGACTCGTGGTGCTTGACCTGTTCACCCGCTGGCTCGAGGACGAGCCTCACGCCCGCACTACCGATCCGTCGACCTCTCATGCCGCCGACCGCGCCAACCGTCCGAAGCGCGAGAGCCAAGCCATCAAGCTCTTGCGGGCCTATGCGGAGTGGGGGGAGATGACGGACGAGGAGGCCGCGCTCAAGGCGGGTATCGTCGGCGGCTGGAAGCGGTGTTCGGATCTGCGGAACTGGAAGGCCATCGTTCCGACCGGCGACTTGCGGCAGACCTCGATGGGCGTACAGGCACAGGTCTGCGGCATCACTCAACTTGGGCGCGAGATGCTTGATCAACGCGTCCCGCAACCCGCCCGACTTGGGAGGAGCAACGTATGACGATTGACGATGTGCAGGAGATGGTCGAGCCGACGCCGACCTTGCAGGATCGCGTTGCCAAACGCCGGTTGCCGGAGGTCATCACAACCTATTCGCAACACTACGGCAACCGCGTCATCTCACACTTCTACCCCGAGCATTGGGCGCAAGTCCAGTTGGCGCGGGCCACCATGCAACGCTGGGGGACCGATGCCTGATGGGATGTTCTTTGAATACCGTGGCGTGTCGGCGCACCAGAACGAACACGTGGCCTCGGTGTTCCGCGCCCTGTTCCGCACGTTCAAGCCGGTGCGTGTGCTGGAGATTGGCACGGCGGCGGGTGGCCTGACGCTCTTGCTTTCCGATTTGCTAGATGAGGCCGGGTGTGCCAAGACGCCCATCTGGACCGTGGACCCGATGCCGATGCCACGCCCGTACCTTGCGGCGGCGATGATCAACTACATCGAGGCCGATGCGTTTGAGCCGAACTTGCTTGGGTGCTTGCAAGGCTACGTTGCCGAGCCGGGGCCGACGTTAGTGCTGTGCGACGGCGGCGATAAGCGTCGGGAGTTCCGTACCTTCGCTCCGCATCTCAAGTCGGGGGATATCATCATGGCGCACGACTACGCGCCGACGATGGAATACTTTCAGGGCGTGATGTTTGACCAGCATTGGAACTGGCTGGAGATTACCGAGTTCGATGTGCAACCCGTCTCGAAGGCCCAGAAGCTCATCCCACATATGCAAGACGAGTTCCAGCGCGTTGCGTGGGCTTGTCGGAGGAAAGCATGAAACAGACCAAGCAGATGCACACCATCACCGATGTCGAGTTTGACGAACACAATGCGCGGTTGGCGAATGTGCTGGTGCGTTTTGCCGATGTCAGGCCCAACCAAAAGACAATGCAACTGCGGATTGATGAGGTCGCGGCCCTGATTTACAACGAGCAAATGCAAACCGAATACTGGAAAACGCGGCGATGAAAAAGACGCCGCTCAAGCGCAAGACCGCGATGAAGAAGTCGGGCAAGCCGAAGACCAAGCCGCGCTCGAAGATTGATTTCATGCGGATCTACGGAAGCAAGACTCGCGTGGAGTTCGTCAAGCGTCTGCCGTGTACGGCTTGTAACTCTGGGCCGAGCGAGAACGCCCACATCAAGTCAGGCGGGATGGGACGCAAGGCGGACTACACCGACATCATCCCTTTATGTAAGAAGTGCCACAGCCTTCAGCATTCCCGTGGCTGGAAGGCGTTAGGCTTAAACCAGATGCTCTTGGAAGCCGCCGCGCTACGGACGCAATGGCTTTGGGTGACGAGGGCCGAACGTGGTGTCGCTTGATACCTTCTGCAAGGCGAAGGGCTGGCCTATCCCAGAGGCCGAGATCCGGTTCCATCCGACCCGCAAGTGGCGCTTCGATTGGGCGTGGGCGGATCAGAAGCTCGCGCTGGAGATTGACGGCGGGGTCTGGGTACGCGGAGCGCACGGCAGAGGCACAGGTATCGTGCGGGATCAGGAGAAGGGGCGGGAGGCGGCGGCGTTAGGCTGGCGCATCATCCGCTGTCAGCCGAAGGAGTTGTTCACCCCCGGCGTCTTGGACGCTATCAACCGCGCCTTGCAATGGCGCACGGAGGCCGTATGACGATTGTGGCGCTGTGTCTGGCGGGTCTGTTTGGCGTGGCGATGGTCAAGGCGTGGAAGCGGATCGACAAGCTCGAGGAAATGCTGGACGCCGAGGTGGAGCAGTACGAGACAGGCTGGGCCGATGGGTACGATGTAGGGACCAAGTACGGCGAGCAGAAGTACCAGAGGGGGTGGGAAGATGGGCGCAAATCAGCCAAGCCCACCAAGCAGACCAAGAAAATCACCGTTAACCGTAAGGAGAAGTAACGCAATGTCGGATCGTCTTTCTATCAAAGAAGCCGCCACCAAGCTCGGCCTATCCCGCCAGTTGGTCCACCATTGGGTCAAGACGGGCAAACTCGCCGGGGAACGGTCGGAGGGGCGGGTGTCGTGGTCCGTGTCGGCAGAGGCCGTCCAAGCGATGCTGAATAGCCCAGACCTTGCCAAATCGCATGAGCTTCGGGCGCGGCTGGCTGGCAAGCCCAAGAAGCCCAAGACTGCATATGCAAGCGATATGCAAGGGTAGCTATAACGGCTATTGACAAGTCAAGAGAGGGGGGTAGATTCCGTTGTGTCGGGACTGCCCCCGACCTCTCATCGGAGCCAGCAATGCCCAAGACCACCTTCGTTGCCACCTCACCGTTTACTGGCGAGCAGTTCACCCGCAAGTCGGAGCGCGGCTACACCTTTGCTGTCATTTACTTGGAGAGCATGGAATCTCAACAGATTCGGGCCGAGAACGATGCCAAGTTTTGCGATGCACAGGCGATGAAATACAACGAGATCGCCACGTTTCTTGAGAACGGCACCACGCCTGACGCAAGCCACAAGCTCTGCAAGCCGCTTGGTAGTGTTGCCTTTACTATCAACCAGTATCGTGCTGGCGTTCGTACGGAGTGGGATGCGATAGAGTACCACATTGTCGATGGCAAGTTTGCTGACACCTACAGCTACGTTCCGCGCTGTACCCGTGCAGAGAAGGCGGCTGAATATCGGACGTACGAGAAGGCCAATATCAACCGCGCCAAAGCATATCGCGCCACACAGATTGACGCGCCACGTGAGGCGGCGACCTTCCATCACTCGAACTTGCTGGCGGTCAAGGCGATGGCGAGCGAGAACAAGCGGTGGACCGACGCGAAGGTTGTTCCTTGCGCCCCGAAGCAAAAGTAAGTCTCTCACTTAACGGGCCGCGTGGTGCGGCCCCCTCTCATCGGAGGTTGGTATGACGTACAAGGGAATCGCTCGACGGATGCTTGTCAAGCACGGCCTCATGTCAGCACGGATTAAGTGCGGGGCGCGGGTGTTTCGGTATGCCTATGTCATCCCCGCGATGCGCGGTGGGCCAATGACGCCAAAGGACGTAGCCGCCGTGATGCTCTGGACATCGGTGAACCGCCAGTTGGATAAGGTCAGCTAATGCTCTGGCATCTCATCAACAATCGCGGCACCATCGTCCGATCCGTCACCGCCAGAACCCGTGCCGAGGCGCAAGCCGCCCTCGGCTCCGGCTCGGTGGTATCAGACGCCTCATGGAAGCTGGATGTCCACAAGTGGAAGCCCGTCGAAACCGTGGTGACGGACATCATTCAGCCGCAAGCCGCCAAGCGGTTGCAGAAGATGCCCCGAGGCTATTACGGCACGGCGGAGGTTGCCAAGCGACTCGGCATTACGCCGCGCCGGGTGCAGTTGTTGGTGGAGCGATCCGCGATGCCGGTGGCGCTGTTCGAGCATCGGCGTTATGGTTTTACGGAACGGCAGATTGCACAGATTGCCAAGCTCCATCAGACCACATTGGAACAATCCAGCGCCTCGGTTGGCAAACGCCGCGCTTCGTACTTGGAGGCGATGCGACAACGCTACATCGCTCGCTCCGTCCGCATCGTCTTTCAATGACCCGCCATACCCCCCAGCCGCTCCCGCCGCATCGGTTCTGCCCCGTCTGTAGTTACGGCAAGACCGATGCGCTTTCCGTCAAACAGCACAACGAAGCCTGTGCGCGGACAGGCGAACGTGCCTACCCCGAACCCCGCTATGTTCCGTTCACTCGTCCAAGCCGTCGCTAATCTGCTGATGGTTCTTTGCATGGCGCTCTTGACCATCCCAGCGCTGGCCTTCCTCTGGCTCGCCAGCATCCCGTTCGGCTACCTCAAGAAGCAAATGCCGCCCGGACTGACCAAAGCTCAAGTCGATACTCTGCGCGATCAGGCGCGTCTACGTCAATCAGGAGAACACTATGCCGGGGGACTTTGACATCTCGGATGATGACTTCGCCAAAGAACTCACCGACATTCTCGGTGACGAGGCGAAGCAATGGCGGAACGATATGCAGACGCTCCTTGACGCGGCAAAGGCGCTTATCCCCAAACCACTCGAAACCCTCGGAGATCCCGAAGAATGACGGACAATGGCAAAGGCGATACCCCACGCCCAATGACGATTGACTTGCGTGAGTTCGCAAAGAAGTGGAACGCCACCTTCGGCAACACGCTCGAAGTGGTTGACGTAGACACCGGACATCAGGCGTTGGTCTTTACGCCAGCGCCGTCCAATGACGCCTGACGTTACGGTCCTCATCGCGTCCCATCGGTCGCCGTTCCTTCAGTACGCCCTGCAATCCGTCTGGGACCAGACGCTCCCGCCCAGCCGCATTCAGATCCTTGTCAACTACTGCACCGACCCCGCCAACTTCCACACCGCATGGAACGACATGGCGAAGATCGCCCGAGGCCGCTACCTCTGCATCTTGGGCGATGACGATACCCTCGAACCGCATTACTTCGAGCATACCCTCTCTGCGCTTGACAGCACGGGTGCCGACATCGCCTACACCAACGTGAAGAGCGCACACCGCGACCACGAACATAAGGTCTGGGTCGGAGCCAGCTACTACCCGCCAGCCTCGGTGACGCTCAAGGAAATGACGGAAGGCAACAAGATCTGGCAGTCCTCAGTTGTCCGTAAAGCGGCGTGGGATCGCGTCAATGGCTATGACATGACCCTCGAATACGTCCACGATTGGGACTTCTGGCTCCGCGTCCTCAAGTCTGGCGGTCAAGCCCTCTACGTTCCGATTGACGGCTGGGTCCACTACACGCACGAAGCTCACCGCGTCACGACCTCCAGCAATCGCGAACGCGCCTTCGCCGCTTTACACCGCAAGCATCCCGACTTGTTTACTCCGCAATCTGTTGTAGATTGACAAGAAATGGCGAGACCGAAAGGCATACCCAAAACCGGAGGCCGACAGAAAGGCACTCCGAACAAGGCGACCAAGACCATCCGCGAAGCGTGGGTCGAGGCGTTTGAGTTGGTCAACGAGCGCATCCCGTTGCATGAGTGGGGCGCGGCGAACCCCGAGAAGTTCTACCCGCTAGCGACCAAGCTCATCCCCATTGACGTCACCTCGGGCGACAAGCCCATCGCGCCGAGCGCCGTCAACATCGTCCTCATTGACTCCGACTCCTCCACAGCGGAATGACAACCGACAACCGATGGGAAGTCCGGCACGGCGATTGCCGCGACATCATGCGGACCCTGCCCGACAACAGCGTGGACGCCATCGTCAGCGACCCGCCCTACGGCCTCGCCTTTATGGGCAAAGAATGGGACCACGGCGTTCCCGGCGTCGAGTTCTGGACCGAAGCCCTGCGCGTTGCCAAGCCCGGCGCACACCTTGTAGCCTTTGGCGGCACCCGCACGTTTCACCGTCTGGCGGTGGCGATTGAGGACGCGGGGTGGGAAGTGCGGGACTGCCTGTCGTGGCTGTACGGATCGGGGTTTCCGAAGTCGCTGAACATCGGCAAGGCGATAGACAAGCACGGCGGCACACCACCTTCGTGGTTCGGGCCGTGGTTCCGCAAATGGCGCGAAGAACACGGCGTCACGCAAAAGCAAGTTGCGGCGTTGTTTCCAAGTAAAACGGGCAACCTGACGGGATGTGTGGCGAACTGGGAACTCGGGTTTAACTTGCCAACGCCTGAACAGTTTAACCTGATTCGCAACACATTCGGATTGCCGTTTGCCAGCATCGAAGCCGCCGAGCGGGAAGTGGTAATTCACCGCACCGACCTTGTTGTCAATTCGCCATCCCTTGCCCACGGTGGCGGAACACCTGACGGCGAATACGACATCACCCGCCCAGCTACCGACGCCGCAAAGCAATGGGACGGCTGGGGGACGGCGCTCAAGCCCGCGTGGGAACCCATAGTCCTTGCCCGCAAGCCGCTGGTCGGTACGGTCGCGGCGAACGTCACGCAGTACGGGACAGGCGGAATCAACGTGGACGCGTGCCGGATTGGAACGGATGCCGTCACCATCAACACGTTTGACAACGGGGCCAAGCCGTTTGGTGGTGCCGTTGGTGAGCCGTACACCACCCGCATACAAGTCGGTCGCTGGCCCGCCAACGTCTGCCTCGACGAGGACGCGGCGGCGTTGTTCCCCGAGTCGCGCTTCTTTTATACCGCAAAGGCCTCACGCCGCGAACGAGAGGCGGGGCTGGACGGGATGCACAAGCGTGACGGCGGGATCAAGAACGCCAGCGGGCGTGGCTTTAGCGAAGGCGACCCATACGCGACGATCAAGACCGCCAATCATCACCCGACCGTCAAGCCGATCGCGTTGATGCGCTGGCTTTGCCGACTCGTTACGCCGCCCGACGGCCTTGTGCTTGACCCGTTCAACGGCTCTGGCTCGACCGGATGCGCGGCGGTCCTTGAAGGGTTCCGCTACTTGGGGGCAGAGCTTGACGCCGAGTACGTTGAGATTGCCCGCAAGCGCATCGCGCATTGGGCCAGTCAAACACCGGAACCTGACCTGTTCGGATGACCGCGTTAGCAGTCGAGACGCCGCGATCCTTTGCGTTCCTGTTCAACCCTGCCCTCGGGGGCTTGCGCTATCGCATCGCCTATGGCGGTCGAGGCTCGGCAAAGTCGTGGCAATTCGCCAGAGCTTTGCTTGTCCACGGCCTGTCGCGTCCCCTCCGCATCCTCTGTGCGCGTGAGTACCAAGCCAGTATCCGCGACTCGGTGCATCGCGTCTTGGCGGACCAGATAGAGCGGCTTGACCTCGGTGCCTTTTACACGGTCCAAGAGTCCGCCATCTTGGGGGCCAACGGGACCGAGTTTCTGTTCAAGGGCTTACGGCGCGACATCGCGCAGATCAAGTCCACGGAAGGCATTGACGTATGCTGGGTCGAAGAAGCCGAGGCCGTCTCCGACCATAGCTGGCATACCCTTATCCCGACCATCCGTAAGCCGGGGTCCGAGATCTGGGTGACGTTCAACCCCGCGCTGGAGTCCGACCCGACCTACCAGCGGTTCGTCAAGAGCCAGCCAGCCAACGCCGTCTGCCGCAAGGTGACGTACCGCGACAACCCGTGGTTCCCCGAGGTCTTGCAAGCCGAGGCCGATGCGTTGCTCAAGGCCGACCCCGAAGCATTCGCGCACATCTGGGGCGGTGATCCGTGGGCGCGGTCCGACGCACAGGTCTTGTCAGGCAAGTGGCAGGTGCAAGAGTTTGAGCCAAAGGCGGAATGGCAGGGGCCGTACTTCGGCGTGGACTGGGGATTTGCTCGGGACGCCACGGCGCTTGTCAAATGCTACACGTACGACAACGTGCTGTACGTTGAGCATGAGGCTGGCGGTATCCAGCTTGACAGCGATGCCACGGCCCGAGTGTTTGACACGGTACCAGATGCGCGGAAGTATGTCATGCGAGCCGATTCTGCCAGACCGGAAACGATTGCCGAGATGAAGAAGCGGGGTTTCCGGTGTGAGGCGGCACCCAAGTGGTCAGGCTCCGTTGAGGACGGCATCCAGCATCTCCGATCCTACGCCACCATCGTGATTCACCCGCGATGCAAGCGCACCATCGAAGAAGCGCGGCTCTGGCGGTACAAGACCGACGCTCGGACGGATGAGGTCTTACCTATCCTGAAGGACGGCAACGACCATTGCTGGGACGCGATACGCTATGCCCTGTCGCCACTTATCAAGAAAGGACCGAGCGTGTTTGTCGTGTAAGGGCTTGCCCATTGCTTGCTTTCGCGTTACCCTTGACGTTGCATAACCTCTGACGCGGGGCGCATCATTGTCCGACAGTAAGCGCAAGCCGTTCCTATTGCGTGTGAGTGATGCACTCCGCGCCTTATCGACCAGCGGTGAGGAGCGAGCCGCAAGCGGTGAGGAAACCCGCGCCATTATTCCGACAACCTATCCGAACTTCGGTGCCGGGACACAGCAGATGCAGTTGGTCCGCACCGCTGACCCGACCGAATACCGCCGTGACGGACGCACCGTGCGCGTGCAGGGCTTCAATGCCCACCCCGTCGTTCACGCCTGTATGCGGGTTATTGCGGACATCGTTGCGTCGGTGCCGCTGGTCGTGCTGAAGGAGCGTGGGGATTTCGAGTCCCGCGTCGGTGCCGATCACCCGCTCCAGAAGCTCCTTGATTACCCCGGCCCGCGCTTTACCGCTCGCCAGTTCCGTGCGCGGTTCGCCGTGGACTTCTTGGGCTACGGCAATGCGTTCTTCACGATGAACCGCACCAGCCCGAACCGTCCGCCGTTCGGCCTGTCTGCCGTCAACCCCGAGTCCATCCAACAGGTCTGGATTGACACCGAGGGCGATCCGCGTCGGTACGACTACGCGAACTGGGCGGGCATCATCGTGAATGTGCCGGTTGAGGATATGCTCCACTTCCGCGACTTGGAGATGGGCCGTCCGTTTGAGGCCGATGTCTTTGGCTACCCGCGTGGCGCAACCGCTATCGGCTCCCTGCTCGCGGACAACGAGGCCACGCAGTACGTCCGTC